GAAAGTTTTTCACAGCGGCAGTTGCAAGAGCAATGACACCGGGTTGTAAATATGACACAATGCCTGTACTCGGTGGTCCTCAAGGCTTAGGAAAGAGCACACTTATACTCATAATGGGAAACGGTTGGTATTCTGACAGCCTTGATTCATTCGAGGGGAAAGATGCGTCAGAAATGCTCAGAGGTGTATGGATAAACGAAATAGGTGAACTTTCCGGTATGAATACATCTGAGCTTAATTCAGTTAAGCGTTTTCTTACGAGGGTAGAGGATATTTATAGAGAACCATTTGGCCGTAGGACAAGTAGTTATCCTCGCAGATGTGTTTTTATTGGTACGACTAATGACAGTGAATATCTGCGTGATAGGACTGGAAACCGTCGATTTTGGCCTATAGATTGCAACATAAATAAGCCGTCTAAGTCTGTATTTACAGAGCTTAAACCGCTTGTACCTCAATTATGGGCGGAAGCCGTTGTTTATTGGAAGTTAGGTGAAAAACTATATCTTGATGGAGCTGTCAAGGATTACGCCGTTAAGGAGCAAGCGGCTCATATGGAAGTAAGTGCAAGGGAAGGAATCATAAAAGAATTTGTGTCAAGAAAAGTGCCTTCTGACTGGAATAAGCGTAGTTTACAGCAGCGCAGAGCATTTTGGGCAAATGAATTTGGAAGAGCCGATGAAGCCGAGAACCTCGTATCTCGTGACAAAATTTGTGCACTTGAAGTGTGGTGTGAGGCTTTCGGCGGTGATATTAAACAGCTGCGCAAGTCTGATACAAGAGAGATTAACGATATACTCTCGTCAATAAACGGGCTGAAAAAGGCAGATAAGCCATTGAGATTTGGAGCTGATTATGGTCTCCAAAGAGGCTATTTATTCTCGTTACATTCTGTCGTTACATTCTAAAATATCGAAAATTTGGCTTGTTACATTTTTTTGGAATGTAACAGAATGTAACAAGCGAATGTAACGCCCCAAACCCGCATAAAATCTATATTTTTTCTCTTTTATATACATTGTTACATTTATTATATATAAAATAAGAAATAGAGAGATTAGAGAGTATATATACGCCTACGCGCCTATACGCGTATATATATAGGGAAAAGCTGTAAAATGTAACGAATGAAAAAAAAATTAAGGAGGTAAAATCAGTGGAAAGTGAAAAGACAACAGAAAAATATCTCAGAGATGAGGTTCGCAAAATTGGCGGAAGAGCATATAAGTTCGTGTCACCTGGAAATACAGGGGCGCCAGATAGATTGGTTTGCTTACCGGGGGGTAAAGCTGTTTTTGTAGAACTGAAGTCCGAGGGGAAACATAGTACACCAATGCAGGGACGGCAGCAGAATATTTTAAGAGCATTAGGTTTTACTGTTTATGCCGATGTAGATACAAAAGCCAAGGTGAACGCGCTGATTGGAGAGCTGAAAAATGAAATACAAACCGCATGAATATCAAAGTTATTGTATACAACGAATAATCAATGATAAGGCAGTAGGCTTATTTCTTGATATGGGCTTGGGTAAAACAGTAATAACTCTTACAGCAGTAAACGATTTGAAATACAACAGGTTTGAGATTCAAAGATGCCTTGTTATTGCACCGAAAAAAGTTGCAGAAGCAACCTGGAGTAAAGAAGCAGAAAAATGGGACCACTTAAAGCACCTAAGAATTTCAAAAATTCTCGGGACAGAATCAAAACGAATCAGGGCTGTAAATACTCCGGCAGATGTTTATGTGGTAAACCGTGAAAATGTTCCTTGGCTGGTTGACCATTACAGAAATGATTGGAAATTCGATATGGTTGTAGTCGATGAACTTTCAAGCTTTAAGAGTAATAAAGCAAAGAGATTTAAGTGCCTGACATGGGTCAGACCTCACATCAAAAAATTTGTAGGCCTGACAGGAACTCCGGCGCCCAACGGTATGATGGATTTATGGGCACAGGTTTATTTACTTGACAATGGAGAAAGATTAGGTAAAACGATTACTGCGTACAGGCAGGCGTACTTCATTCAGAATACACATGGAGGAAATTTTTCAACTTTTGAAGAGAAGCAGGAAGCCGCCGAAGAAATCAGGCAGAGAATATCAGACATCTGCATTTCAATGAAAGCAGAAGACTACATAAAGCTGCCAGATAGAACAGATGTGGTTGTACCTGTGGAGCTTGACAGCAAAGCACGAAAAATGTATGACAAATTTGAAAAAGAGATGTTCCTTCAGATTGATGAAGACAATCTTGATGCGGGAACGGCTGCAGTTTTATCGAATAAACTTCTGCAAATGTGCAACGGAGCTGTTTATGGAGAGAGCAGTGTTATCGAAATTCATAATTGCAAAATAGAGGCCTTTATGGAACTTGTAGAAGCAGCGCAAGGCCAGCCAATGCTTGTATTTTATAATTTTAAGCATGACCTTGATAGACTAAAGCTTGCACTTGCTAAAACGAAGTTGACAGTTGGAGAACTAAAATCGCCAAAGGATATAGACAAATGGAATAACAAAGAACTTAACATACTGCTTGCCCACCCAGCAAGTGCAGCTTATGGTCTTAATCTTCAAGCTGGTGGAAATCACATAGTTTGGTTTGGGCTTAACTGGAGTTTAGAACTTTATCAGCAGGCGAACGCAAGACTTTATAGGCAAGGTCAAAAAGATAAGGTGATAATACACCATCTGGTTGTTGATGACAGTACAGACGAGCTTGTTATGAATGCGCTGAAAGAAAAAAGTGGTACACAGGAGGCTTTGCTGTCGGCATTGAAAGCAAAGATTAAGGAGGTTAAAAATGGAGACTTTAAAACTTGATTGGCATAATGACACACACGGAAGTATGATTATTGCGATGGACAGATTCTTTCCTTGCACCAAAGCGAAAATGAAGAGGTTTTTGAAACTTATAAATGCTTCAAATTGTTCGCAAGATTTAATCAAACAAATTTCAGACTTTCTTCAGTTACAATTACCAGAGCTTAAATCACAAACTGAGCAGTATTCAAGCGATTATTTTAAATATCGTCAGAATGTAATTGATTTAAGTGAAATCATAGAATCGGGAAGACAAACGAACGGCTTTCCAATAAGACAAAACAAACTTACAGAACTAAAGCGAAATCTGTGTCAGGAAAAATTAAATATGAATAAAGCTTTAAGAGCTTTTAAGCATGCTAAAAAATTATATGAGCAGTGCAAAATGAATATTGAAGTAGTTGGGCAAGCTCTTTGAAAGTCAGGAGGAATAGCATTGAATAACAACGATAATGTAAATCACCCTATGCATTACGAAACAGGCAAGTTTGAGTGCATAGAGGTAATGCTTGAAACGCAGGGCATAGAGGCGGTGCAGGATTTCTGCATCTGTAATGCTTTCAAGTATCTTTACAGGCACAAAAACAAAAATGCCGATGAGGATATTGAAAAAGCAATTTGGTACTTGAATAGGTATCTTGAGTTAAGGAGTGACTGGAGTGACGGCGAAGGAATATTTACTACAAGTAAAAGATATGAATATGGTAATAAATTCAAAAATTAGAGAACTTAAGGGTCTAAAAAATGATATTGAAAGTTTAAAATCACCTATACCGTGTGAAAAAATTAAAACATCACAATCAAGTGACACCAGTCAGAAGATGATAGAAAAGATAATTGATATGCAACGCTTGATAAATGATGAGATTGATACTTTTGTTAATTTGAAGTTTGAGGTGAGAGAAAAAATATCCTGTCTTGCTGATAATAGATATGCAAGCATACTAACAGACTACTACATCAATGGATTGTCATTTGAGGAAATTGCCGAGAACACGCATTATAGCGTAAAACAAACCCATAGATTACATAGACTTGCGCTTGAAAAATTTAAAGAAATGCATAAGATGTCCTAAAATGTCCCGAAATGTCCTTTAATGTCCCTTCGATAAGTGCTAAAATGGTATTGTGAGATGAGGGCGGAAGAGAGTGTGCAGCTGCTATGCTAAGCACTCCACCGCCAACAACTTGCGTACTTCTTTCTATATGTTATACG